TCAGACTGACGGCATGCCCGTCATACCACTAAAAAGGACCCTTAAAAAAAGAGTCCTCATAAACTTATAGGTACAGATATCTAATTCCCGTAGCAATTACAAAAAATAATCACTAATAAGAGGAAGAAGAACAGTAAGCTAGTAACTCTTGGAATTTGATAGATTTTGATAAATGTTGATATTTCAATGTTTTTAATACGCTGATTTTGGCTATTATATGCGAAAAAAAGCGTTTTAAATAACTTTTTAGTACCTTTTTAGTACTTTTATGTGACCTTTCTTATAAGACAAAACCACAGTTTTACCTGTGGTTTTGTCTTTATGTCAGCATAAAGTATTTTGCAACCTTATTCGGCACTGCGTCTTTATCGTCTACAAACGCTTTAGCTATGTCAAAGTAGTAGTCCTCATTGTCATTGCCGTATTTGGCAGCCACTTCGTAATAGTCGTTGTATGCCATATTCATCGCTAAGTAGTATTCAATGCACCTGTCTGTGATTCCTTTTGTGGCGATAAACTGTTTCACTGTGTCGTAAGTCCACCGTTCGCCGAAAGGTATCATCTTCCTGACTATCAGTACAGCCTTTTCTTCGTCAATGTCATAAAAGATATTTTCTGCTTCTCTGACAAGCTGCTCATATGCCTGCGGATTATGATGTTTTAGCATTTGTGCTGACTTGTAGTAAAGGTCGTTAGCCTTTTCCTTTTTCTCTTTGTCGTCTAAGGCGTAGATTTTGTCTGTAATGTCTCTCAAGCCCATAACATCACCGCCTTATATCTTCTCTACAACCATTGCTGTGTTGTATGTGGTTACAGCCTGTCCGCCGACTACAAGAGTAAGAGTTCCCTCTGCATTACAGCCGTTAAGCCTTACCAGTGCAGAAACAGGAAGTGTTACAATCCCATCTGCTGCCGCTGTTACTGTAGCAACCGCTCCCGGCACAGCAACGCCGTTTAAGTATAATGCCACTGACACAGGACCTGCCGCTGCAGCTGTTACTGTTACTGTAGCGTCTACATCGTAATATCCGCCACCGGTAAGAGTGATACCGTTACCGCCTAAGTTGATATGCTGTCCGTATCGTCTGATGATATTACCTAAAGGTAATATTCCGCCGTTAGCAACGGCTGTACCCTGTGTAGTGTTTGCTGTGTATATTCCCGATTTACAGCTCATTTTTTTCTCCTTTCTCAAAAGAGGTCCGCAAGACCTCTTTTATCCCCTCGACTAGATGTTTGTCAGATTTCCGCAGCCGCTGAATGTCGGTACAATTCCATATCCATAAGGATTGATTTTCGGAACGCCGCACATTGCCTGCTGCAGTTTCAGTGTCTGAATTTCATTCTGCATTGCAGACATCTGATTTTCGCACATTTTATCTAAGATTTTCTGTGCGTTGGCTGTAGACGTAGCATTAATTGAGGCTACATAGTTTGCCATATCGAACTTTACGCTGTCGATATTTCTGTTTGTCTCACAGCAGCAGTTATCAATCTTAGAGCCTACTGTGTCAAAGCCTGTGAGCATTGCTGCCGAAGCTGTGGCAATGTCCTTAGTGTGCTCGTTGGCCTGCATGAACTGTCTCTGCCCGATATCGTTCACATTCTGATTTAAGTTCTGGAACTGTGAGTTCATACATAAGTCAGCCTGTGTCATTGCATTTGACGCTGCACTGCCGCCAAAGAAGCCGCCGCCGCCTGCACCGATAAGTAAGAGTATAAGCAGAGCGAATATCCATAGTCCGCCGCCGCTTGCTCCCTCTTTGCCGCTTACTGCTGCAATGTCTGCTAGTGATAAGTTGTTGTCCATCTCAATACCCCTTTCTGAGTTTATTTACAAAAGCCTTAAAGGCTAGCGTATCAGTTTTAAAATGTCTTCCGGATCGTATCCCATTTCGCTGCACTTCTGATAAAAGACCTCTTTCGGATCTTTCCCTTTTACCATAGCGTCTAGCGTGTTTTTCATCTGTGGGTTTTTCTGCAGGATTCCTGTTAAAGCCTGCACTGGATTGCCCTTTATCAGTGAAATTATATTACTCTGATTGCTGAGCTTCTTCGTTTGAAACAAACTGCTTGCCATAACTTAATACCTCCTGCCTTAATCTCTCAAATTCATCTCTTGTTACAAATTCACTTGCAGGCTGCTGTGCTTCCATTGGAGTAAACCTGAAAGCTCTGATTGTAGGAAAACCTGCTCCGTCAGTAGTCTTGACGTAGAATATGTCCTCGTTGCTGTCAAAGAGTGCTACACTGCTGTTAGGGGGCATCTGATAGGCTTTAGCACCGTCAAAACCTGTTACTCTGATTAATTCCCCTCTGTTGCTGTTTACCACGCCCACAGGGGCTTGTGGCATTGTATAAGGATTAAAACCGTACATATCTTTATCTCCTTTCGCTTACAGCATAATAAAAAAACACACACCAATCACGTACAGATTAGTGTGTGTTAAGAGTGTATTAAGTGTATGGAATTGCTTTTATGATTTTGTGTGTGACCTTTTGGCTTGTTCTCTTGACAGTATCGTAATCAACGTCAAGTGTATCTGACATCTCATATAATGAATAACCTCTTGCTCTTAATTCAAATACATCTTTTTCAAGCCCTACGAAATTACATATTGCCCTGAACTGGTCCAGCTCCGGCTCAATAAATTCGCATACCTTTACTACCTTTCTCAATTTTAATTAGCCTCTTTTCTTAATCAGCAGTACGCATACTGCAATAGTCAGAATTAAGTTTTGCCTTTTCAGCCTTTTTAAAACATCTGTTGCTAGCATTATTTCTCCCTCTTTAAGTATGTTTTAAGGCCTTTGATTCTTATATATCCCCTGTCCGTTTTCAGCCAGTTATTCTCTACGGGTATACCTTTTATCGTCTCGCCCTTTTTAATCGCTCCCAGCTTATCTGAGTGGATTGTAGGGGATTTTCTGATATTGACATTCCTCACCGCCTTATACTTTGGTCTTTCGTCGATTTTGTGCCCGACAATTCCCTCCGCAATGGCTCTTGCCACAGCCTTATAACCTACCTTGCGGTACAGCCTGGCGTCGTCTAAGTCGTCAACGAAGCATACCTCTATAAGAATTGCTTTTGCCTTTGTGTGATTAAGGATATAAAGTCCGCTTGTCCTCTTTATCCCGCGATTCGTAAAACCTAATCGTTTCATATTGTTGCATATGTTTTCGCCTACAACTCTTTTTATGCCCTTGTTTTCGGTAACCCATACTTCTGTGCCAGTAACTTTACCGTTGCCTTTCTTGTTTTTCGCTCCGCTGTTAAAGTGAATTGAAACATCAAGGTCAACTTCGTGTGCATTGCATTTTGCTACAATCTCCTGCAGGTTCTTGTTCACATCTTCCGCATTATCTACCGTACAATCATACACAGTATTGTCAATTCTCAGTAATCTGATAAGTTCTTTTGCTACTTTTCTGTTCTCTCTGCTTTCGTTTAAGATAGACACAGCACCGCAGGCAACTTTACCTGCGGCGTTATGCCCTGCGTGTACATTGATTCGCATATTATTCCTCCACTTCCGGCAGTCCTGCAACAGAAGTTAAGATTGAAATTACTCCTGCTAACACTGACGCACTTGCTACCATTACCCAGTTAACCTCTGAGATAACCATTGAAGTGCCTATTGTTGCAACTGCTGTCTGTGCAATCGTTTTTACCGCCCTCACGAGAGCTGCTTTTAACCATTTCTTAGACATTTTTTTCTCCTTTCTATTCCCTTACAGGAAGTTTTCTAACGTCTTTAACTAATTTTTTAACAGTTCCGTTTCCGCCCAATTCCTCATATGGCTCAAACATATACTCTATGTTGTCGAGTTCATCAGGGAATACGTACTGCCGCCGTATACACAAAAGGCAGACATCTGTGAGCCTGTCGTGTAGTAGTGCCTTGTTTGATTTTTTTTGAACAACAATATCCGTCTGCATTTGCTCAAGGTTTACTTTTTTACGCTGGCTTCGGTTTGTAAGAAACGCCCAAAAGCCGTTTGAAGCAAAGATAAATCCAATAATTGTGATAATTTGGGTTGTTGTTAACATCTTCTTTCTCCTTTAATATGGGTTTGTTCTTGGCGAAAAGCCGTACACAGTCCAAAGCTGCCTTGCAACGCTTGAACTTACGCCGTTTTCTCTGACGTATTTTTGGAACTCGTCTTTCTTTAAGTTTCCTTTGCCGTCTGCGTTGTAAGTCTTTGCTGTGTTTATTGCTTCAATATATGCTCTTTTAGTCATGTCTGTACTTTTGTAATCTTCCCTTTTTGATTCGCTCAGCTTGTTAAAGTCAAGCTGCGTCTGTGTGTACCCCTCGTTTTTGATAAGATAATCTTCTTCTGCCTTTTCCCTTGCTTTAAGAGTAACTTTTCGTATCATTTCTGCTTTTTCGCTGTCTGATTTGCCGCGATATTCGGAGCTGTTCATAAGTTTGCTTAATTCATCGTAAGCATATTTGCCCTGTACTTCTTGGAATCGTGAAACCTCTGCAGCGTTTTTCAGCTTATATGTCGCTCCGTCATATTTGAAGTCTTTATCATCGGTAACTCTAAGCAACGCTCCTTTTTCGCCTGTCGCTTCGTAAACTCTGACAGCTTCATCATTAACGCTGTTATATTGTCTTTGCGATATATTGGCAGGGTTGAGATATGCTTCAAGTATCTTACTTGCTATGCTTCTGCCCTGAAACTGCTCAACGGTTTGCCCTGTTACGTCTTTCTTTTCGGGTAGTTTTGTTGACAGATAAGGTGTTTTGCTCATTAAGACATTAAGCTGCCTTTGAAATATGTTTTCGTCGTAAGTTTCCCTTTTTGATGGATCAACTATCCTTGTAAGCTGCTGTATTACTGATGGGAGCGGCTGTGTGGTTGCTGAAAGCATTGTCTTGCCAATACCCTCTGCAATACTCCCCTCTTTGCTGCTGAACAGAGTTTGAAGCCCCTGTAAGAACGATTGATTAAACACGCTGTCAACAGCAGCCTCGCCACCGCCGAAAAGCGCAGTAATAAAATCTTCCTGATTAGCACCGCCGTAATATCCCTCTGCGCCCAGTATCAAAAGTGAACCAATAGGGTTTGCCCAGTCTATAGTAAACGACGTACCGTCATCAAGCTGTATTGCGTATGATTGCAAACCTTGCTTTTCGTATGCTTTCTGTGTCTGCTGGTCTTTCCCCGACTGTGCATACAGGTCGACAGTCATTAGCTTTTTATTCGCCAATACATAACCTAGTGTAATTACTCCTGCGCCCGTAAAAGTTCTGCCCAGTGTGTCAACAAAGACTTTCTGATTGAAAGTGCCTTTGCGTGTTTTTGACAGTTCTTTAACGGCTTTTAAAAGGCCTGCCGGGGAATAATCTAACAGCTTGGCTATAATGTTTGACGGTGTTTGTGTAAACGGTAAAACTATATTGCCTACAATGCCCCCACCCATCTTATTTAAGCCTTTCCTTATGTGGTTTGCGGCTTCTGCAATTGATGTGTCTGCTTGGAATACTCTGTCGAGTGCAAAATATTTAGCTTCCGCTTCGATTTCCTCTGCTGTGAGTTTTGATTTGCCCTTTTTAACAAAGTTTTCGAGTTCAGCCTTTCTTGCCTTATAGGCAGCCTCATAAAATGGTCTGTCACCAAGTTGTAATAATTGTCCTATGAGGTTATCAAGGAATTTCATAGGCTTGTTTTTCCACACGTCTTTGTTTGGCATTTCGTATTTTGTTCTTGCGTGTGCGGTATCAACGCCATGTCTTATGTCAAGAAGCTGTTCTTTAAAACCCTCTTTAAGTCCTTTGCCCTGCGCTTTGAGCTTTGCTCGCGTTATCCCTGCGGTTGTCCTTTCGCCTGTTTTTAGCGATACAAGTGTATCAATTACAGACGCAGGAATATCTTTAATGTTTTCTGCACCCATAAGCAGTAAGTTGCCGCCCGCATTTCGTGAGAGCCAAGTCTTAGGATTAAACAGCATTGCAACTCTCTGTACTGACCTGAACTTATCGCCAAAGTCTGAACCCTCAAGGTTGGCAATGATTTTATTTGCCTTTGCAAGTGCTTCTTTACCCTCTCTTGTGTTCGGGTTTGCTTCGTAGATGTCCATATAATCTACAATCTGTTTCGTCTGCTGTGGCGTTAAGACGTTTACGCCATTTTTAGCACGCATAAGGTTTACAATGTCTGCATCGTCATAGGCACCCATATGGATAAGCTCCATAACGTCCTCAATCATTGTGTTTTTGGCTTTTCCTGCTTTCTTCGGTGCAAACCTCTGAGTGAGATATTTCCTTGCGGCAGTTTCCAGTTTTTCATCGAAAGTCTTACCAACATCGGCAGCTATAGCTTTAACAGTTTTTTCATCAGCGCCTGCTTCTCTCAGTTTCTTGGTTATGGTTTCAACTACAACGTTCTTTGCGTCTGTTTTTGCAGCCTTTGACTGCTTCATAACCTCTTTTATATCAATGCCAGCTTCTTTTATGGCTTTGTGTTCGGCAAAAGTTTTCTCTACGGCAGTGTTAACAGCCTTGTCAATTTCTTTAATCGTTTCTTTCGCCTGTGTGTCGGTCTGTTTCAGCCTTAATGGGTTTACCTTTTCCATCTGCTTTACGCTTTTTCGTGAAGCCTGCTCTGCTTTTATTGCTTTGCCTGCCGCAGTGTTTTCCTTGATGTGCTTTACAGCTTCTAGCTCCTGCCCTTTACGGCTTGAAACTTCTCCTGCTTTCTGCGTCAGTTTATGAAACCTTGAAAAGTTGTTTTTCTCACGCTTGAGAAGCTCGCCCATTGTGGCTAAGTCCTCTGATGTGTATTCGTCTTTGCTCATAAGGTCTTTGTATTCGGCGTCATAGTCTGTTGCAAGCCTGTCTTTTGCTGCCTGTTCCCTTTGTGCGTGGGTTTCTGTTTCATACATAACCTTTTCGCCCTCAGGTCTGACTTCATTTACCGCTGCCGTACTTTCCTTATATTTAGGTTTGTTTCTGTTAATATCAGCACCTAAGTCTTTTTCCAGTGCGGACCTGTCAATTACCCTTCTGCCAAGCTCTTTGTCTGTGAATCTTTCTGCCAGTTCTGCAAGCTGACTGTCTGACAAGTCATTGCTGTGAGCAAGTGAGCGGTATATTGTTTCCTCGCTGTCGATAGTCTGTTTAAGATTTGACAAATCGGCGTCAAAGAACTCACTATCTTTGTAAAGCGCGCCCTCGTCTACTAGCTTTTCAGCTATTGCTCTTGCGTCTTTCTTCGCAGGCGCTTTGCCGTTAGCTTTGTAGTAGTCAGAGTACCATTTATCATTAAGTGAGTAGTTCTGCGGTATGTAATATTCCTGCCCGTATTCGTTATTAGCGGGCACGTAATCACGTTTTGAGCCTTTCTTTTCATAGTTCTTGATATAATCTTCAAGTGAGTTAATTCGTTCCTCTCTAAGGCGATTATACTCTGCTTTTGCGCTGTCTATGTAATTCTTGGCTTCGTTTATTTCGTCCCACGCCCTGTCAATGTTTCCGCTTTTAGCTGCCGCTACCTGCTGTACTTTTCGCTGTTCAGCTTTCTTGACAATGCTTGAAGCGTTTGCCGGTGCCTGAGGAACTTCTTTTCGTGCTTCTCTTATTGCCGCAAGTCTTTCCTGTAAAGGCTGTACTCTCGGTGCTTTCGCCCTCTTAGTCTGCGTTACTGTTTCGGCTGCTTTTGCAGCTGCTTTTTCAGCTGTTCGCTTCTTTATTGATTTAACTAAGGCTGCTGCTCCCTCTCCGCCTGCACCTAAGCCAACATCAAATGCTGTGTTGAGTGCCATTGACTTTGCAAAGGTCTTTCCTTTTTCGCCTTTTGGTGCTTTGGCTGCTTCCTTGCCTGCTTCAAGTGCATTTGTCGGTACACCTGTAATGGTATCCGCCGCCGCACCTGTCAGCATTTTCTTTCCTACCTTAGCGAGATTTTTCTTGCCTGCTTCTTTGGCGATATCCTTTACCGCTTCTTTGCCTGCCTTTTTTCCCGCTTGTTTTAAGGCTGTCTTGACACTCTGTTCTACAGCACCTCTAGCAATGCCGCCTGTTAAAGCATATTCGCCCGCAAGTCCTGCCATATAGCCTGCCTTATAGCCGACAGTTTTTTCTGCTTTGGACGTGTCTATCTTCCTGCCTGTCTGCTTTTCCAGTGTCTGTTTAAGCGGAATCGGTGATGTTCCTGCCATAACACCATATGCAAAAGGCGAGGAATTTAAAAACTTTTCGTCCTGCTTTGCTACCCTCTTGTTCAGGTTTTTATACTCATTTGTCTTTGCCTTTGAGGTTCTTAAAGTCTTTTCGGCACTTTTTAAGCCTTTGTTGACTACATTCGGCGTACCTGTACGTGACAGTGTCTGCAAAAGAAGTTGTTCATTAGAAGTCAGTTTTTGATTTGGGATAGCCTTTGCGTGTGCCCTTGCCTTTTTGGTTGCTGTGGGTTTAGACTTATAAGGGTGTTCCTTTCTGTAGTCCATAGCTTTTTGAGCAACGCCGCCTGTTATGCCTGTATTGTTTTTGATTGCCGATTCCTTTGAGGCTTTCTGTTTAGCTTCTTTCTTCTTCTTTTTCTTATACTTCTTCCTTGCTTTGCTGTATTCTTTTGTTAAGGCTTTTGTCCTTTTTTCAGAGTTCTGAATCTTGGATATGTCGATTTTGGCTTTGTGGTCTAAGTTTGTACCTTTATCTATGGTATAAACCGCTTGTCCGTTTACATATTTTACACCCATTTGTCTTATCTCCGTCTTGTATATCCTGCACCATGTTTTTGCATATAAGCCTTAAAGGCTTCCTTTTGCGCTTGGTTATAGTCAGTAGTTGCAAGGTAGTAATCAACTGTTGCACTGTTGACCGTAACACCTTTATTATTATTAACAAATTCGATTGCAGCGTTTTCAATAGCGTTTGCACCGTTTGTTTTATTGTCATCATCTGTGCCGCCGCCTTTGCCCCTGCCTTTCTTAGCCGCTTTTGCCGCTTTCCTTGCTGCTACTTCCTGCCTGTTGAGGATTGTGCGATATTTGTTCAGATATGGCAGCTTCCAGTCATTGCTTGTGTTTCCGTCTGACAGTATCTTGGCAATAGCTCTGTCGATTTGGTCTGTTGATTTGTACTTGGTGAGAGATTTGCTGTATGCGTTTTTCTGTGCTGCAAGTTTCTTTTTATCGACTTCTTTCTTGAGCTTGTCTCTTTCGGTTCTCAGATATTCTATCTTCCAGTCGTTGCTTGGGGTTTTATCCCTTTTCAGCTTGGATATTGCCTTGTTGTAAGCCTTTACAGTAGAGTAATCTGTGCCAAAGTCCTCAAATGCCTGCTGTTTGTAGATTGTGTCGTTGGCTTTGTCCGATATGGCTTTTAATTCTGCGTTGTTTTCTTTCTGCCTGTTGAAGTCGTCAACATCTCTTAGGTACTGGTTTGCAAGCTCTTGCCTTTGGTTTTCGTAGTTGACCTGCTGATTTCCCATTAGCCTGTCTGTTTCTGCAAGGTTTTGGTCTTTTGACATTCCGACTTCTCTCATAGCTGTATCATAGGCAGACCTTACGCCGCTTTGAGTTGTTCCTGTTGACATTTCGTTTTGCAGAAGTGAGGTTTCAGAAACATCTTGCCCTCTCACGCCTTGAGTGCCATATAGAGCGTTTTTATTCTGATTTCCGATAATCTGTAACTGTCTTGCAACATCTTTCGCCTCCGCGTTGCTCATAGCGTTGTAGGCGTTTGCCCTTGCGTTCATCGCTTGCTCATATGCACTGTACATATCTGAATAGTTGGCTCTTGGGGTAACTGTCGGGTAAACCGCTGTTGGTATCTCAGTAGGGTTGGTAATCCCTGCGTCGCTTGTCTTACTGCTTGCATTATTTGCCTTGTCTATTGCACTTCTCACTTTGCCCACCGTATTAAGCAGGTTTGCCCCTGTCGTTAAGTATTTTGTTAAGTCTGTAGGACTTTTACCCTTTGTTACAAGACTTGCAAGCCCTAACCCTTTAAGCGCTCCACTGCCTGAGAGGTTCGATAGACCTGATTTATAAGCGTCTTGTATCACGTTTTTTTTACTGCTCATAGCGTATCCTTTCTACGAAATTCTGTCAGTAACATATTTCTTGATGTATGCTTGATATGATATTGACGGATTTTTCTTTGAGCCGTACTTCTCATTCCAACGCTGTGTTGCCGCTTCCGTCATTGCAGATTCTAACTGATTGAGTGTTGACTGTGAAGCTCCGCTTGACTTTGCAGTATTGTAAATTGAAGCAATCTGATTAGCCTGCGAACTTGAAAGCACTTTTTTGCCGTTTTTCTTCTTGTAAATGTCACCGCTTACCCTGCCAAGTGACGCAGAAGCTATACTGTCAGCCGCTTCCTGCTCTGCTTGCTGTCTAGCGTATTCCTGTTGCTGTTGCTGCAGTGCTAACTGGTTTGCATACTGCTGTGCTGCAAGTGCTCTCTCGTTGTCTACAGCCTGTTGATTGCTCATTGCTTCCTTGTATGCTTCACTGATAAGATTTGCATTGTTTCTTTCAAGCTGTGCTCCCTGTGTTGCGTTCTCGCTTAGTATGTTTGCGATATTCTGCTGATATGAGGTGTCTTGGTTTCCTCTTACCTTTTCCGCAATTCCGCCGCTTAACCCTGCGTTTGATAAAAGTCTTGGTATCTCGGCTTTGCTCTGTTCGTTAGCGACATATGCACTTCTTGCCTTTGAGGTCGTCTGCTGACTTAGTGCGTCTTTCTGCTGTTGCAGGATATTTCCCATTCTGTTTGCGTAGTCGTTGTAAGCGCCCATAAAGTCTACAGATGGTGCGTAACTGTTAAGAAACTCTTGCATTTGCCTTTCTCGCTCTTCCTGCTGTCGCTGTTGCTCTCGTTCATCTGCCAATCGTGCCTGTTGCGAAGCCGCTCTGCCTTGTGCTTCTTGATATGCGTTTTTGGCGTTGTTTGCCGCTTTCATCAATGAATTTTTCGCTCCTGCTACTGCGGCGGCGGCTTTGCTGCCACCACTCACAGTATTAATGGTGCCTGCCAACGCGTTTTTTATTTTGTTTTTCGCCATAACAAGTCCTTTCAAACTAAAACGCAGACTATTTAAGCCTGCGTTTTATTCTGTAAATTATCTTTTTCCATTTCGGGAGCCTGTCGTACTCCCACAACATCTCTAATACTTTGCGTGCGTCTTTTCTGTCTTGCTCTGCCATACCCTCTCTGAGTATTTGTCCGAATTTCTCTGCGTTACTCATAGTGCCACCTCCCGATTTGAGTATAGCATTTTTGGGTGTGGCAGTGTGTCACATTATCCGACAATTTGTTTATATTTCTGTAAAGTATTCACCCTCAGCAAGTTCCGGTGGAAAACCGCCCTTTATGCAAACATATTTTTTCACCCCATCTGTGTAATAATAGTTTACATTAACTTCCATACCTACCTTGAATGTAATAGGCTTGTCCGCTGTTCCCTCTGCTGTAGGGTCAGCTTCTTCTATCCAAGTGATAACCCCACCTGCTTTAGCTTGATAAGGAACCCATTTATAGCCTGGTCTAGGTGTGGCTATTGATGGCTTATCTTCTATAGTGATACCTACTTCCTCAATAACTGCAAGAGTATCTTTATCATTTCTTACAGCCGCTTTGATGGCATCTAATCTTTCTCTTTCACTAGCCATTGATTCCTACCTCACTTTCCATTTCGCTTAGACACTGCTCAACAGTTAAACCTGCGTCTTGAACAATGTAATCGTATTCTTCTTGTGTTATTTTATTTTTTTCTTTCAGAGAATTTATATATTCAACTGTAATATAATGTTTCTCGCTATATAATCTCTTTAATGATTCTACAAATGTACTCATTATAGAACTCCTTTCTCAACTAACTCCATAGTGTAATCGTCAATTACGTTGTTGTAGGTTGTATCGTCAATACCGTAGTCGTTATTTGGTAGCTTAGCCTTTACTTCTTCTCTATAAGTTTCGGGAACATCATTAATAGTCATTTCTTCATTCAGAATTTTACCTACATACCAGTCAACAGCTTCTTCTCTTGGTTTAACATAAAACTCATACTGTAGTGTTTCTTCTGATAAGTGATAGCCATACTCTGCTCCATCTTGCGGTGCTTTTTTCATAATGGCTAAGAGGTTATTGTATTCTGTTTCTGTTATTTCAGTTACATTGTCATTAGCGACTTCTAAAGTGCCTATTGACAGTATTATTCCTTTTTCTATTTGTTTGTAATACATAGATACTCCTTTCTTATGCCATTGTGATAAGTGTATATTCTGTTCCTGCCTTAATATATTTAGAACCATTAGCGGAATCAACAATTATTTGCAACTGAGAGGCTGAAACAGTTCCTTTTGTTTGATACTTTTGAGCAATTGCATAGTCCCCATCATTCGTTAAATATTCTTTAGTAAGAAATGCTGTGTAAACAATATAAACACCGCTTGTAATAATTGGGAATACTATGGCCAATCGCAACGGGTATTTTTTTTCAGCATTCTTTGGCACATTTACAACGTCTGTTACAATAATCGCACATACAGGTTTTTTTCCTAATGAGTGATTAACTGTTGTTGAAACAGTATCTTGCGGCACTGTAAATGTATCAATAGCCATTTTAGTACAGCCAAACAATTCGAGGTTTATTTTTTCTTTTATCGGTATCCCTGTTATAGTAGCTAAACTTTCTAAGGCTTTATTATGACCTTGTAGTATTTTTTTATTGCTCATAATTACCTCCTTATCTTACGCATAAGCCGACTGCCACTCCAAAACTATCCGACGCACTGTAGAAGCTGACGCTTCCGTTCGAACGAATGGCAACAAAAGTAGTATCGTTGTCCCAATAAGCTGAACGCAACCACCAGTAGTTAGTAGACCCGTTTACCCTTTTAACTCGGCTTGTATCGTCTGTAAATATTGGATACTTTGTACCCTCGCCATTACTGACTGTACAAGTAACCCTATCAAATACTTCTGCTTCTGCCAATAGCCATACATTATAGTTTGCTTCGCTAAGCGAACTTGCTTGATTACGTGTCGTGTAGCATTTCTTCTTAACAGGTGCTACTACGGCTTTCAAATCACTAGGCAGTTTGTCGTAGATGTTAGCTTCTACCCAAGTTTTCATTGCAGACGCAGGATAGCCGCCTGTGTTATTATTGCTAAAGTTCATTATATATGTATTATTTAAAGAATTTTTCATTACAAGCGTAATAGGTGCAGTTACGCCGTCTGAATATGTGTCGTGATTGAATCCTGCAATTTGTAATTCTATGACTTCATTTGTCGTAAGTGTTACTGATTTTGTATCACCTACAGCCCAGCATTTAGATAAATCCAAACCATTTATCCCTGCCTGTACTGCGGCTTTTATTTCTGCCCAAGTTGATGTAGCAAAATTACCAACCTGTATTACAGTTACGCTTAGCGTCGCAGTCTTTGTAACACCATTTTCTGTATAAGATATTGTTACTGTTTTAGTTCCTGCCGAACTAAATGTTTGCGGTGAGAATGTAAACCCTGTAACTTCCTTAGTTTTTCCTGTATCATATGTTGCAGTAACTACCATACCTGTGCTGTCAAAACTACCGCCTACAGCATATGTTGTTTTGTTAGGCTGTGTAGTAATTGATATGCCAGTCAATACAGGTCTTACAATCTTATAGTAGTAACCGCCTTGTGTACCGCCATCGGGATATGCTGAACTATCTGTAGAATACACATAATCAAGCAAATCACCGCCCGAAGCTGTATATTTACCCCATACATATGTTGAGTTGAAGTCTAACTGTACAGAAGCTATTTGTTTTGCAAGCAGTTCTATATCTGTTTTTTGTGTAGTGACTTCGGCATTGACATTTTCGCCGCCGCCTATCATATTGATTACATTTCCCATTATCCCACCTGCTCTTTCTTTATGTTTACCGATACTGCAACTGTAGGCTTTTCGGTGCAGTGGAATGTTATACTGTTAGCCGTTGTAACATCATCAGCATATATTCCTGCTTCTGTCCATACTTTATACTGTGATGAATTAGGATAAACTGTATAGGTGTACCCTGTAGTAGCAAGTCCTGACACACTTAAAGTCTGCTTGAAACCGCCTGTTTCAGCATTCCACCCTGCGACAGTAAGTGAACCAGTTAATACTTTGTTCTTCTCAGGTATTGTCGGTTTATTGCTCAGGTCAGTATAGCTGCCTGTGAATGCTACTGTTTTCAAGTCAGTAAAAAACTTTTTTATCTTGCCGAAAAGCACAGACAGTTTTTCACCTGTTGCAATATTTATTCTTGAAGCCGTTTCCGTAAAATCCGCAGTCACATCACTTCCGTCACCTGTCTTAGTAAGGAAATCGCCACCTACGATTTCCTGTGCTTTGTTTTTGGCATCTTCTGCAGCTACAGCCGAATTGTGAGCATCATTAGCTCTTAAATTAGCTTGATTTGAATAATACTGTGCATTGTCAGTATCTTCGCCCTCTCTTGTGCCAGTGCCACCGACAGCGTATGATTTGGCTTTGTTTGCCTGTGCCGCAGCGTCATCTTTGGCATTAAGCACTATTGTAGTGTTGGCTGTGACGCTCTGAGAAGCATTGAGAACCTCTGTTTTAGCGGCAAGGACTATTTCCTTGTCCGCTGAAGTATCGGCTGCCTTAGCGTCAATATAAGCCTTTACTTCGCCTTTTAATTCGTTAAACCCGACAGAGCCTGCCTTAATTGAGGCTGTAATTGTCGTTGTCGTGCCATTTGTACTCTGTGAGAATGTAACAATATCACCCGAAGTAAATGTAAACTGGTTCATCAGATTTGTTACTTCTGTCTGTGATGTGGTCCCGTCAACATTTGTTATCTTTAAGTAGTATTTATCGTTTTCTATGTCCTCTACAAATTCAAATGTTGCAGGAACTTTCTCAAGTGCAGTATCTACAGATTGAGCTGTTCCGTCTTTCTTTGTAACCGTGATTACTCCTGTGTCGGTGTTAATTGTTACATTAGCCACAAGGCTGTTTGTTTCTTCTGTTATTTTTGCGTCTGCTTCTGTCTTTGTGTATCTGTCCGATAAGTCTGTTGTTATGTTGTCAAGATTAAGAGATATGAGCAAGTCTACAAGGTCATTATATTTACCCATAATGAGCTGTGGGAACTTATCAAATACATCTTTGTTCTGCTGAACATTTCCTGTCAGTCTTTCACCGGGTACAGATTTGACATAAACAGCATTTCGTTCTGTTTCCAGTATCTTTGCATTTAATAACGCCATTTTCTATCTCCTGTTCTTTGAGAAATTACCTACGCTGTAGGTCTTTGTTATACCGAGTATTCCGAAAGGCTCATATATGCCCTCGTTTTCAAGTATTATCTGAAGTCTGACATACTTCTTGATCTTCTTGTTGAAGTAGTCGTTTTGTGCTGTCGTGTTGCCGTTAAAGGTAAATCGTGAGAAGTCAATTAAAGTCCAGTTGAATATATCAAATGTTTCCGTTTCGAGTGCTGCGGCTTCTATTCCGTCTTTAATTATCCGTACCTTAACGCTTGTCCTGTCATAAGGCATAAGAGTAAGCAGTGTGCCTTTCTTATTTAGCGTTTTAAAGTACTGTGGATAGTTGTCATCATCAAGCGGAGTAGACCACACACATTTAATTGCTTTACCGTCTGTAAGCAGTATTTCTCCTGCGTCACCTATTGTTGCTGTGCCGTTGTCGCAGTACGCTGTGATGTTTGGTACGTCTGAGTTGAACTTGCATATACGCCCGTCAGATGTGCCAAAGAACAGCTCGTTTCCGATATTGGCAAAGCATACTGCAGGGACATCTTCCCAGTAATAACCCTCGTATAAGAAGTCTGTGTTGTTGTTCTTGTCGTTTGCCTTGTTCCGTCCGTCTAGCACATAACAGTGTGAATTGACGCACAGAATATAGTATCTGTTCCACTGTACCGCCACTGCTTTATCAAGGTTTGGCTCTTTTAACAGTTTCTTATCAAGCAGGTATGACCTGTTTCGTACTATATATTCACTTGATACATAGTAGTTGGATATGCCATAAACTCCTGTCTGAGATAAAAACAGCGGCTCGTCACCTAGCATTGCAATTGACTTTTGGGCTATGCCGCCAACACCCGCTTTTGCAGGGGTACACTGAAACGCTGTAAGATTCTCTACTGTTGTACCGCTTATCAGAAAGACTGTTGAATCTGTTGAAACTTCCTCTTTGATTACTGCAAGGTATGAACTCATTCGTGCAAAGCCTACTATGTCAGCAGTAACGTTACCTACAGTGAGGTAATTGAGGTCAGGGAAGTATGCCACGCTTTCAACCTCTGAATAGAATATCTTGTTTCGCTCTGACGATGAAACGAGGAATACTCTATCCTCTTTTGAGTAGCCGTATGTTACAACATCGTATGGGTTTGTTATACCTTTCCTGTCCTTATAAAGTCCGTTTTCTTCGTCAAAGGATATGAACTCAACTTTGACATTATCCTGTCCTGTGACTACAGGTGCATGTGCTTCTTTGAAAGTGATTTTTCCGTCGCACACATTGAATGTATAGCTTGCTCCGTTTACGCCCTTGCCTGTTGTTTCTACAGCTGCAGGAAGTGTGTAGTCTGTGCCATAGGTCTTTAACTGAAATTCGCCGTTTGAATCCATTACATAGACCTTTATATACTCTGCGCCGCTTAATATCTTCTTAGACGATAAGATATAGTCCTTTGATGTGCTGTCGCCTAAGAATGTATTGCACTGCCAAGGAGTAAGCATATTGACATCTTCCAGTAATGTGCCATCTTTTCCTGCGGGACTTCTTGAAATTGATACTCTCGGTATCTTTGCTTCGCCTGCAGGATATTGACCTGTGAGGTCTGCTATTGTGTGTGATGTGTCTGAAGTGTCTATGTAAATTATCTTTGTGCCCAAGAAAAAGTATATGTTCCCACCGAACACAAAGCCTTTTGGGTTTGTTGATGTGTGGGTTATCGTGAATGTGTCATCTTTTACCCACGATTCGCTGAACTTAAACAGGTGCGACGCTGTGATTACATAAAAAGAGCCGCCTGTATGGAATATGTCTACTATCTTCTCTCCCGATGTGTCTGCGACTTTTCGCCAGCCTAGCCTTTTAATTGGGTTTCCGCCATTGTCAGAAATCATATTTAAAAGGTCGGGTGACCTCTTTCTGTCAACTTCTGTTCTGTCCCTTGAAAAGTCAGCCCCTTTTAATTCCTTATAGTATGTATGATAAAGTGTGGGAGCGGCAGGAACATTCATTTTGCTCATATGTCATACCCTCCAACAATCGTTGCTTTCATTGCTCTTGTGTATTCGCCTACCAGTTCATCTTTCATATCCTGATACATATTGTAGTAGTAGATTGCTTTTCGCTCGTCATCGTCAAGCCATACATGATATGCGGCCAAGTACGGTACGAGTTTATGTACCAGTTTCGGCATCTCAAGTTCAAAATCGTCGGGAGTTTCCGCTGTGAATGGCGTTATCTCCGGCTTAACCCAGTCCTTGTCCTGTGATTTGAAGTAGCCTTGAAGTCGTGATACTACAATATCATTTATTGTCGATACTGAGAGATTGCAGGCGTTTATGATTATTTCCTGATATTCTGTTAATATTGAATTTTCCTCAAAACCAAGCGTTTTGATTATGTTTTTTAATTCTAACCACGTCATAGGTCTTTCTCCTATACAAAACAAGAGGGCAGTATTAAACTGCCCTCATTAAACTATCGAAGCTCTGCTACTGCCAGTTTGCAGTCTGCCGAACTAACTGCGATAACGATTTTCCCTTTATTAACGCCGCTTGCGTTCATGTAAGCGTTGCTGTCTAACTGGAAAAATGCCTTTTCCCCTTTTGGTACGGAAAGAGTAAGGTCGTTTACGCCTGCCACATTTGCTCCTGCCTTAACTGTGATTGTTGTGGCTGCAGATGTGCTTGCTGAGTTGTCAGCAATGAATACAAGCTTTTTGTCCATTGACTGTGCAACGTCTACAATGAAGCTGTCAGTCGTTGCCGCTACAGCGTTGTCTATCAGTTTTGGAGAAATAGTGTTTACGTCTTTTACCTTTACAGGTGTCACGTTTGTATTAGCCATTTTCTATCTCCTTTCTACGCATACTTAACGTTCATTACGATAAGTTCTTTAGGTCTAACGATTTTCGCGTCAAACAGAGTGAATCCTTTAATGGCGTCTGCCATTTTCTTTTCAGGTCTGTAGGCTTCTGTCTTTGTAAGCGGATTTACATATGCAATCGCTTTTTCTGACATAACCATAATGTTGTCAACAGCACCGCTGTTAGTAGTTGCAACGGCGTTTGACATGATAAGGTTCATCTTTGAGTATTTCGCCATCTGTCCTGTTTTGATTAACTTAGAGTTATCAGTGTCTAAGTCGATGATTCTCTGTTTTAAGAGTACCCAAAATCTAGGCGACATTACTACGTTGATAGTCTCAGATGTAGGAACGTTGTTCTCTACAAGGTACTGCCAAGCCTTATCAAGCTCTGTTAAGATGTTTGTTGTTTCGATTTTAAGCGCCGAAGCGTTCATCAGCTTAGCTTCTTTTGTGAGTGCCATTCCTGCAATATAGCTGTCGATTTCCTCTGCAAGTGCATTTGTGGTCTCTCCGGATAATACCGGCTTTAAATTGCCTTTCATCTGCTGCTGGTCTATATCACCAACCATATAGTTGAATGTTCTAATCTGATTGATGTTAAGAGTTGTAGCGGAAGTTGGTACTTCTTCCGGATCCGCAAGTGTAAAGTTTGTTTCGTTTGCCTGTGAGATTGTAGGTCTTGCAACGCCAAGTATTCTTACGCTGTCGCCTGCGCTTTTTACCTGTCCCTCATACTGTCTGTTTGTAAGACCTGCAAAAACGCATTTTCTCTCAAGCTGTGTCATTACCTCGTTTGACCATATCTGAGGTTTGAAGTTGTTAAAGCTCATTTTTTATTCCTTTCTTTTTACCATTTGGCCATACTTGCCATAATGGCGTCGTGATTTGCAAGTTGTTCGGAAGGAGACATTCTGTCTACTTCTTCACTTGTGAAAAAGTCTTTTTTAGCAGGCTCTGTTGAAAGGTTGCCAATTGTCTTAGGCGGCGTTTCGGTGTTGAGGTTTTCCTTTGCCTTTATTGCGGCGTATGCCTCTACTCCCGATAAGCCTGCTCTGATGTAATTGGCGTAAGTTTCTCCTAAGTCGTCAAGAGATTTGACGTTAGAATCAATCTTTTGAATTTCGGCAAGGTCTTTTTCCATTGCCCTCTCTGCCCTTTCCTTCTGTAGGTCTGCTCTTAGCTGTGAAATCTCAGCGTCAGTATCAAGTGCTTTCTGCACATCTTCGGGAGCCTGTCCCATAGCGTGCGCTATTGCCTGTACTTCCTTGTTGTCTCCGTCAAAGTAAAACCCTAACGCTTTATCTTTGCGCGCGTTTTCAAGTCGTAACCGCTCATTTTCACGTCTCATTTCCGCAAATGCGGCATCACTCTTATCTGCAGGTTCGGCGACCTCCTGCTCTTCTTCGCCTGTGACAACTTCTTCTGCAGGTTCGGCGACTTCCTGCACTTCTGCGCCTGTGTTGTCGAGATATTCGCTCATTTTTTACGTCTCCTTCTTTTTAAAATTTGTATAATAATAGGACCTGTTAAGGTCCTTTATTAACTGAGTAAACTCTTTAGGTATTCAATTTCTTCTTCCGATAAGCCATTCTGCAAAGCCTTTTCGTAATCTTCCTTGTCGATAAGTCCCTCTTCAAGGCATTTATCAAGGATTTCTTTAAGTTCTTTATTGACTGAGCGGCTGTTCTGCCATTCTGCGGCTTCTGCTTCGGCAAGCAGTCTTTCTACAAGTGCGTCTTCGTCTAATGCTCCGTCTGTCAGTTCGCCGTTTTCGTCTACAGCGCCCTCGCCCTGCATTATCTGCATTGCACCCTCATCTATAGCTGCGGCTTCTTCGTCATCGTCAGGCTCGCTTTCCATCATCTGAAGTGCCATTTCATCTATTGCCGCCGCTTCTTCGTCGTCGTCAGGCTCTACAGGCATTTGTTCCATCTGTTCCATAGGTATTTGTCCCATAGGCATTTGGTTCATCATCTGATTTTTTCTCTTGTCAAGAATGATTTTCAGTTTCGCTTTTGGAATGTATGAGTTGTCCGGCATAAGCTCTGTGTATTCCTCTAAGGTGATGTGGCCCTGCATAAACAGTTCCTTTATCTCCTGCTGTTCAGCCTGCTTGCTCCAAGGACTGTCTGAGGATACGTCTATCTTGATGTTCGGCTGAAGATTGTCTATATCTTCCTGAGTTATGGTTACTTCCTGCTGCTGTCCGAAATCGTCTTCGTATGAGACAGTAATATCCTTGTTATATGCAAACCATAAGTTTAATGCTACATATGCAATGTCTGTTACAAACTGGCTGTATTTTGCCACCTGTTCATTTAATGGCATTTGTGCAGCGTCTTTTACTGCATTGATCGCCTCGCCTGAGGCTTTCTCAGGGTCTACATTACCTGTTGCAGCGTCTCCTGCACCGGCAAGGTCTCTCGTTATTTCAAGTAGATCGTTTGATAGATACTGTGCGTCTGCTGACATTGACGTTGCGTTTAAGTATGAAATCATCTGCGATACAGACTGTGCGCCGCCGCCGTTTAACGCGATTGCAGCACCTATTCTGTTTATATCCTCTTCATTTTCAACCATACTTCTGTCGTAGGCTATTCGAGGATACGCTGTCTGCTTTACAGTGATTGAACGTCTTGCAAGCGTTTTGTTTAATTCGAGCTGATTTGGGATAAGCTGCTGTACTTCGCCAATACCTCTTGCGGAGTTTGGCTCGTCTTCCCATATGAAATTGACTATCGGGTATACTTTCAGTCCGCCTGTTGTTTCGCCTTTCTGATTTTTCCTTGTTAATGGCTCTACAGGCTCATATTCTACTGTCTTTGTGGCTCTGCCTACTCTGACATAGCCGTTTTCGTCTTTATCCATATAGAGAATTGACAGACATTTTTCGTCATCGGGGCTTTGAACTTCTGTTTTGTCGCCTATGACAAGTTCTTTTTCCTCGTCCGGTACAATGAGGTCGATTTTCTCCTGTGACAAGCCGTTTTCCTTTGCCATTCTCTTAATCTCGCCTACTCTTAAACGCTCGATTATCAGAATGTATGGCTGTTTCTGAATGTCTGCTTGCTGTTCGTCACCCAGAAGCACGTTTACATTTGGCAGAACCTGTGTGTCTGTTGCGTCTGAGTTGCCCCACAGAAGATATGCGTCTGCTGATACGGCAGAACACTTTACTGTGTTCCACGATTTGACGTCAAATTTGCCGTTTTCCCACAGTTTCTCAAAGTTTTTGTTTAGCGCTTCACAGATTCCCTTGTATTCGGGGCGGCTTTCGGGATCTATGTACCTTGCAGCCATTTTGTTTTGCGAAATAACAGCAGCTTTGTACTTTACAACGCCTTTGATGAAGTTGAACATCGGCATTTTCTCTCCGCCGCTTTCAAGTCCCTCCCACTGGTTGCCTAAATAAAAGTTCCAGTTCTTCTGCGTGTTCTGTATGAGTGCTTTCTTATTGATGAAATCTTTACCTTTTTGGTATTTAACCCATATTGATGTTGTTTCCATTATTTAACCTCTATCTGTCCTGTAGATGTGCCGTCATATTTTTCTATATTGGCTTCAAGTATCTTTCTCTTGCGCTCCAGGTCGCTTTCAGTGACCTTTACAGCCTTTTTTTTAGGGACAAGGATATCTTCTCCCTTTTGAAACTTAAAGCCTGCTATAAATGCTTTTATGACAACTAACGGAACTAAAAAAGCCATTACCATGCAAAGTAACAGCGTTGATAAACTATATAACATTGATTCTGTCTCCTATGTCTAATCTCTTTCTTTTCGTACCCATATTGAATACATCTGATAGTGTCTTCTTCTTTTTTGTCATCTCCGGCACTTTGCCGCGATAATACATAAATCTTGTTAAGGCCTGTGAGCAGCAGTCTACTTCGTCATCGTGTACGCCGTTAGGAAACGCCGCGCACTCGTCAACAAATTCATGTGTCCACGCTTTGTTTTTCGGAAGCCATACGTTGCCGCTTTCTATTGCTCCCGATACCGCGTTTACTCTTGAAACTTTACCGCCCTGCGGGTTGATTCCTATTACACCATGCATTTCACGTCTTAAAACCTGTATTGCGGCAGAACCGTTTGCCTTGTCTTCTATCAGTACCTGTTTTACTTTCGGATAAAGCCCTCTCAGGCGTCTTATCTCTCTTAATGTGGACGGAAAGTCAAGGTGCTTTTTAACTCGGTCGATAAGATACATGTTGGCATCTCGTTTGCCCCATACCTGTATTGCAACATAATCATTGTCGTCTCCGTCTTTAAAGGTTGCGTCAACGCTCATAAGCCAGTCGCCGCATTCAGGCAGTTCGTCATAGTACTGCCACCACTCCCTTTTAAGCATGTTGCCGTCTTCTGATGTGGGGTGTCCCTGCATAAGTGCATTCCACGCCATTGTTCCGCCCTCGGTCCTTAAGAAGCCCTCTTTGAATTCCTTTACCCATGCGTTGTCCTTGCCAAGCTCAGGACAGAGCGCGTCTCCGACTTTACGCCCTAACGGATCATTTTCTTCTGCTTCTAAAGGCAAGTTTATTACAGTGACGTTGTTTTCATTCTTGATTATCCGGCCTGCTAAGTCATCATCGTGCCAGCGCGTCATTATCACGACTACTTTTGTTTTGTCCTGATAACGTGACTTGATAGAGAAACTCCATTCTTCCCATATCTTGTCCCTTGTGGTCTGCGAATACGCTTCTTCTCGTGTCTTTAAAGGGTCGTCTATGATGATTAAGTGTCCGGAGTTACCTGTAATACCCGACAGCATACCTCTTGATATGCAGCGTCCCGGTGTCCCGTCTAATTCAAACTCCTGATTGGAGCTTTTACCGCCGACGCTTATGCCGAATATCGCTTCTCCGTACTGCTCTATCTTCTCTTTGTTACGTCTGCCGAACCGTTCTGCAAAGTCTGTATTGTATGAGGCTATTATGCAGGAATGGTTTGGGTGCTTTCCTAAGTACCATGAGACTAAGCTCTCTGTTATGGTAACGCTCTTTCCATGCTGCGGAGGAACAGATAAAACAAGTATGTCAGCAGCATGTCCCGTATCGGTTTCAATGAAGCTTTGTACTGCTTCGCACAGGTATCTATGAAATTTTGTCTTTTTCCATTGTCCTCTTGATGTATACTGCACATACTCTGCGTAGTCGTTTTGCAGTATCATTCGGTACAGTTGTTCTTCATTCATATTAAAAGGCAGGGTTTTCAGTCTCCTGCCACGACTTAAAAGGATTTTCCCGAAATGCTTCGGAGGTAATTTGGATTACTGGCGCCGACAGCAGGACTTGAACCTGCGACCTTGTGCTTAACAGGCACCTGCTCTTCCCATCTGAGCTACGTCGGCATATACCACCTATTTTTTGGTAGGGGGTCTTTTGAAATTGGGTTGCACGGGCGAGGTACCCTACCTACGGGGCTGAGTTTTGACGAGGGGGTCGTTTCGGATTCGATACTTGCTCTCCGGACCATACCGGTATTCACTACCCGGTACCCCGGTATCCCCCAGTCCCCCGTATACCCTCAAAAAAAATTCTTCGGGGCATATGTATGTTTAAACTATTCCGAAAATCCTTATCTTCGGAATAGTTGCATACCTGTATTACCTGTAATCGTTGGTATTTCAACGTTTCTAACTGTTTTATGGTGCGTATGCTGTGTCTGTGCATATTCTGTTATACTGCTTTATGCAATGAATATACGCTATTTATTCATATTTTGAGGTGTTTCCTCGGGATATTCTGATACTTTTATTCAATTGGTTGTATGTTTATTCGTCTACTGGAGCCTGTAGATAGGCTGTGATCGCTTCTTTCAGCTCTGCCTTTGTTGCGATCTGTGGCTTCTTCTCGGTGGTTATATTCTCCCGTCTATCGCTCCAGCCGCACCAGTTGGCCAGTATATACTTTGTCATCGGGACGTTGTAAACCCCTGCATTTACCCCGTTTATCAGCGTTTGCTCTATATTCTCCTGCCACTGTCTCCTGATTCCGGGGTAGTAGCGTTCTACAGTTAACCATATAGTCTTAGGGTCTATCTGTAGGTATTCAGCTAATCCGTTCTTAGTAGGATACTCTATATAGTTAATATCTCTTATGTGCTTACAGTAGGCTATCTGTGCGTCTATTAGTTCATCGCCGCTCTTGAATACTCGCGGATTGCCTGCGCCTGTTCCTCTGCCTCTGCCGGCCTTGCCATTATTGCCTGAGAAGCTCTCGCCTCTCTTCCCCTTGTATGCTGCGGTCTCCTCTGCTGTCTTACATTTCCTGCTCTTGCCCTTAGGGGCTGTATCTGTTATATCTATAACCTCTGCTGTTGATTCTATTACTGCCATATGTGCCCCCTTTCTCTCCCCGGTATAACGAAAAACAGCAGGAATTAACCCGCTGTCTTCCGAAGTTCAAGGAGTAAATTAAAACTATGAAACACTCAGTTGAGAAGAAATACTTTTGTTATATATATTATAATACATT